CAAGTTTGGCAATGCCAGTTCCACCGCCCGGAATGACGGTCACCTTGGTGACTTGCGGCGTCACGGTCACGCTCATCGCGTCACCTCTGGAGTTACGGTGAACGTGCCTTCAAGCAGGCGCGTGACCACGCCGCTGAGTTCGTATTCGATGTCCCAGACGCCGACCTGAGGAGCTGTCATCGCCGCGGTGTTCGTCGCACTGATCGTCATCGTGATCGTGGAGTTGGTAGCCGCGCTCACTGCAAGCGTGCAGTTCGTCGGCGATGACCAGACCGTCGTGGTAGCGGCGTGCGAAGTCCTACCCTGCGTGCGAACCGTGTAGCCAGTGAGATTCACAGCCATCACCGTGATGACCAGCGTGTACGTCGCGCCTTGCTCAATGGTGATGTCGTATTGGTCGGCAGCCATCAGGTGCAAGCTCCGTCAATCGCCTGCGTGTTGAGAATCACCCAGACAAGTGTGCCGTCCGAACCTCGGTGAGGTACGACCCAAACGGGAGTTCCGTTCGGAATTTTGACGGGAGTCCACCCGGCGGGAAGTGATGCGGCGGCGATGCCGAACGCGAAATAGGTTCCGTTACCCAATTCCGAAACGGAGACGGCTGTTCCACTGATGCCTCCCGTCTTGGTCGATACCGGGTAATTCGACGCCGCTGGACCGATGGTGGCTTCGCTCCACTGGTATTCCCACCGCGTGGAACTGCCGCCGATTGCGGTCGATGATGTGATTGTCGCCAGACAACCAAGCACCTCCGGCTCTGCTTCGACATCGCGAGCGGCTCTATCAATGCCTTTCTGAGCGCCGATGATGTAGGTGAGTTTTCCCATTTAGAACCACCAACCTCGCCACGCCTGATACTTCTGGTTTTCGCCAAATGGTCCGTCAGGCCAGAAGTCGTTGAATGCCTCATCCTGACGCACCTCGCGCGTCCACTTGACGTCGAGGTATTTTGGAGTTCCGCCAGAGGTGGTCATGTACGGTTTGCCGTCTGGTCCGAGGCTGACCTCCTGCGAGTGGTGGCTGTACTCGTCGTACAGGAACTCGGCGTTCACTTCCCAGAAATCCAACTCGAGATGGCTGATTGAAAGCGAGTCCCAGATGAGCGTGCCGGGTGCGCACCCGTAGAACATGTCGGAATTTCGGCACCCGACGTATGGGTTGAGCGCCTTGACGAGTTCCGAGATGGAAAGTGTCTCGGAGTCGACGTACATCTTGAGCTTGTATGCGATCTGCCGAACGTCGACTTGCGCGATGGACTGCGTGCCGCCGATGTCCGTTGAGCTGCGGTCCACGGTCGGACTTGGGAATGTGCAGTTGATTCGGTACACCTTCATCGGCCTGGTGCGGAATGAAGGGGTCATGGAACAGCCGAGCGTGAGCAGCGAAGTGGTGATCGGCGACGATGCCAATACGTTGTCCTGCGTCCTCGCGAGTCCGCGCGCTGCGTTCGCTTGCGCGTAGAAGTACCTAGTGCTGTAGTTGAGGTTTACAGTGAGTCCGGCGCCCGCCTTCTGCCAATCGCACGATGCCAGCGCACACGTCTCCTGCCATGTCGTTCCGCTTCCTCCGGCCTTTGTCCACAAAGATGCGAGGCGCGGGATGATCGGGTTCGACGTACCGACAATGAGGTCAGCCAGCACCGATTCAACATCGTCGAGGCTGATGGCTACGCCGTCGGTAACGCTCTGGATGTGCCATGTTTCCTTGATGGTCGACTGCTCCCAGATGTTTCCCTGAGAGACGATCATGCCGATGCGCGATGCTTTGTAATTGGTTCCGGTTCTCACGACAGGTTCTCCCGCAACACCTTCGTGTTGAGTTCAAGGATGCGTTCCGCATCCGTCTTAGGTTTCGGTGCCGTCGCGTATGACTGTTGCCAAGTGTCAGACATTACCGACTCGGTATAGTCGGCACCTCCACCACCAAGGATGGAACCAAGCCCAGCTACACCCGCTTTGGTACCAGCGAGGAGTCCGTGCATGATGTCGGTGCCTAATCCTAAGGCACCTCCCAACTTTGCTTGGTCGTCCATCCCGGCCGCCCAGAACGAATCAATCCAGCCGCTGCTGGCGTCCTTGAACTGGTTGGCTAGGTCGGTTCCAGCAGCGAGTTTCTCCGCTGCCGTCTTACTTAGTCCTGTTCCAGCCGTGCTACCAGTTAGCTTGAATTGCTCCATCGCCGATTTTCCGTTCTCCACGCTGTCGGCGAACGACATCAGGATCTTCTCTGATCCGTCAATGGCGAACTTGAACGCGGAATAGCCAGCAGAGATTGGACCGCCAACCGCACCTAGTCCGGAGACTCCTCCCAGTAGGTTCATAGCGGAAGCGCCAACGCCTTTGCCAGCCTTATCTGCACCGATTGCCTTTCCGGTCGCAGTCTGTAGGTTCTCCAGATCGCGCTTGAAGTTCTTGGTGTTGACCGCAAGGTCGACGTTCAGCGTCGGCAGTTTCATTTCATTTCCCTCACGATGGCCTCATGTAGGTATGGGATGAGCTTTTCCTGCAACGCTTGCTGCGCAAGGATCGTCGCCATCGTTCCACGGTGATAGGTTCCTGTTCCTCTGAAATACTGGCGGCGCTTCCAAGCGCGTCCAAGGTTCTTGCCTGCGTTTCGGTTTTCCTTACCCTTCGGCCAACTGTGGTAGCCAGCCTCGGTGAAGTGCGAACGCCAGCCGACACCAGCGGCGTCGTATGACTTATGCAGAGCTCGACCACCAAGTTGGCTGGTGTTCTTCACCCATCCGCCGCGATAGCCGACAGCACCCCAGACGGTGCCGTTGAACACCTTCACCTTTCCGGTGAGGGATGCCACCGACGCTCCGGTCGCGTGCGGGGTGCGCGCGCGCGCGGCCTTTATGACGTCATTGTTGAACTTCCGAACCGCCGTTCTGGCGATGCGATCCTGAACCTTGGTGGCGAATTGGCCAAGCGCCTTTCGCAACTGCTCAGCACTCTGCGGGTTGATGCTGGCGGTTGCGGAGATCATCTAGGCGCTTCCGGATGTCGCGGTAGTCTGGAATGTCGAACATGACCACCAGTTCGACGATGGATCTCTCCCACGGCGCTGCTTGTCTCTGCATCAGGACCACGCGCAGCAGCTGGCGCGCGTCCGAACCTAGTCCCGGCCTTCGTTGTACAGCTTCTCAATCTCGGCGCACGCTTCCGCACCGAAATGAGCCGGACAAAGCCTCGCGGATTCGATGTCGGGAAATACGGGAACTCCATCGGCGTCGAGGAGATGCCTGTGCAGCGTCCAAGGCTTGACGTCGTTAGGTGACTTGGCGCTGATTTCAATGGCGTCCAATAGGTCGGCGATGGTCGGTCGCTTCAACTTGACTTGGTAACCACCGACGTGGCGAACAACCGGATCGCACCTAAGGATGGATCGGATGTCAGGCAACGGTGACGGCTCCGGTGAACTGCATGGTGAATGATGCCTTGACCACGTCGTTGATGGCGGCGCTGGTTCCGAACTTGGTGATGAGCGCGGAACCCGTGTATGTGGCACCGCTGTGCATCGTGAACACCACCGCTACTGGAGTTCCAGAGCGGACAGCAGATTGAAGCGCAGCAACGACTGCGTTGCCTTTGTCATAGAACAGGTTTCCGCTGGCGGTGGCGTTGCGGATGCCGTAGGTGTACGCGCGGTCGCTTGAACCGATCTCGGTCACATCGACGGTCTCAAGCGCGAAGTCAAACGACGCATCGACGAGACCGCTCATGGTCGATCCACCGACGGTGATGGTGAACGTGTTGGTGTTGTATACGGCCATGGATCAGTTCCAGTAGATGGTGGCGTTGATGGTGAGCGAGGCGGGTTCCTGCTCGTCTGAGAGACCCGATACAGGCGGTTGCAGCGTGATTTCGCCAAGCACGAATGCCCGGATGATGATGCCGGAATAGGTTCCAGTGACCAGCGCGGACTTGATGATCGGCGCAAGGTCGTTGGCATCCTTTGTCAGTTCGGCGATTCCCGTGATGGAAAGTTCGCTCGTCTGCGTTCCATCCATGGTGGCGCGCTTCGTTCCGGTCACCTCAAAGGTAATGGCAGGAAGCAGAGAGTTCTGAAGTCTGTAGGCGTGCGTGATCTGATCATCAGCCACGGCGGTGGAGATGTTGCTGGTCAGCATCAGCCTGACGGCTTCCTCAATGGTCGCCATTAGGAGACCTCCTCGGCGATGATGGAAGCCTCCATGAACCCTTGCGCGACGTTGGTGATGCTTTGGATGCGGAGCGTCATGCCGTCGATGGTGATCCTGTCCACCTCGCTGATGGCGAGCGCGACGAGCGTTTGCCACCGCATCAGGATTTCAAAGGTACGGCGGACGATCACGCCGTCCGCGTACGACATTTCGACGGTGCTGTTGTTGCGCAGTTCGCAGCGGAAGTGCTCGCCGTTCACCCAGTTGTCGGTACGCATACCCATGGCGTCCTGCGACGTCGACGCCTTCAGCGCGCGCGCCTTGCGCCAGTAGCGTCCGCTTCCGCTGCTCATCGCAGGAAGCTCCGCGTGCTGAGATTGTCGAGGATGTACTCAAGCGACAGCGGAGCCATGGACAGAGACGTTTCGCTGCCAGCCTCTGGGTTTGCATACCAGTACCCCACGAGGGAGATCACCGCGTGGATGATCTCGTTCGGAAGGGTGCTGTATCCGGCGGTGTAGTTCGCCGTGATGACGGTTCCCCGATAGGTGTCGTATGTCTCTAGGAACCGAAGGATCGGGATGGGACCGTCTGTGACATCGACCCAGTAGTCGGATGCCGAAAGCGTCTGCGTGACGTTGGATGAGTCCTTATACGTCACCGACGTAAGCGAGACATACGGAACCGCCGGGAACATGGTGTCTTTCCACGTCGCCATGTACAGCGACTGCAGAGTAGGCGTCAGCACCAGCTGCGTGCGGCGCGCGATGAGCGATAGCGCGGCCTCGCGGAGACGCACCAACGCGGCATCGTCATCGTCGTAGTCGATGCGAAGCGCGGACTTGATTGTTCCCAGTGGGACGGTCATGGAAAATGCTCACCCCCGGTTTCCCGGGGGGAGCACTCAGGGGAGAATGGATCAGCCAGTGATTGCGGCGAACGCCTCGGGCAGCGTGATCGCGCTATCGGTGCGCGAGAACACGTTGAGACGCGTCTGGAGATTCGCCTGAAGCGAGTACGGGTCCATGAGCGCAGTCATGCCAGTGCGGTCGAAGATCTCGAAGAAATCGAAGTTTCCGACCACGGCGTACACCGCTGCGTTGGCAGTGGCGGTCGGAACGTACTTGCCGACCCGGTACGGAACGCCGTAGATGGTTCCAGCCGCACCAGCGACAAGCGCGTTGGTGTTCGGGGTTCCAGCCGGGAGCCAGATGTAGTCCTGCGTGGACTTCATCTTGCGGATATGCTTGACGAACGAATCGCTGATCAACCAGCTGAAGTTGCCGACGCGGTATTCCGGTGCGACCAGATGCACAGTGTCGATGATGTTGTCGGCAGTCGTGGTCGTGAGCGCAACGTTGGCACCAAGGTCGGTAACGTTGGTGATGGTCCCGGTAGCAACGCCTCGCGGCTCGGTTGTACCAGCTCCGACGGTGAACGCTTCCTCTTCCTTCAGCGCCATCGACATCGCGATCTTGCGAGAGACATAGTCAAGGCCAGTTCCGATGTCGCCACTTCCGATGGCGTCCTCAATGAACTGCTGCGACAGGACCGTCGAGCATCGCATCGTCAGCGGGTTCACGGTGATCTGCGAGGAGAACGTGGGATCATATGCCGTAGCTGCTGCACCTTCCGTAACCCACGCGGAAGTCGGGAGTG